CTGGTTTTTGACCGCGATGGTCGTGCCAAGTGCGAGGGCGCTGGCTCCGTCACCCTGCGCCTTGAATGTCACGCTCGCCGTAACCAAGCCGGTCTCTGAAATCTCGTCAGTATAGGACTCGATGTAAGCAGCGTTCAGCGAGAATGTGATTTCACGCTCGTCGCCGGATGACGCACCATTGTCGAAGGTCACCGTCAGGTCATCCACCGCATCGGCAATGAACGCCTGATACCCGTTGATGTCGTCCGTCTCGAACGACACCGTGATGGTCGAGGACCGGTAGTCAGATTGAACCGGCTGCTTGGTCAGCAACGACCCCAGGCGCATGCGGTCCGACAGCCCGTTCTCCAGTTTGTATTCAAAGTCAATCAAGGTGAACGTCTGGCTGTTCCATCCCAACGTGCCCGCATGGTTGTGCAGAATCAGGTTCTCATAGGTCGGGTCGATGAACGTGAGGGCCGTGTTACCGCGAGCGCGGAGAGACGGGCTGGTGTCAGCGCTCGTCTCGGCAATCATGTCGAGTGACAGGCTCATCACCTCGCCAGCCGCGCAAGACATGGTCAAGGTGTTGAATACGGTGCCTTCGAATGTTTCAGAGTAGTCGCTTGTCCCACGTTGGAGCCTGATGGTAGTACCCGCCACCGGGACATCGCCCATCGTATAGGTATGCGTGTTCGGTGTACCCGCCGAGGTGGATGATGCCCCCAGGGCGTGATGAAGGAAGAAGCCGATATTGTCATAGGTTGCCTCCAGTTCGAGGCTGCCGCTGACCTTGTCCGAAACGATATAATGACCCTTTCGTAGACCAGCGACGCCAGCGACCCGCAGGTTCGCCCGTTCGACCTTCTCAACCTGCCGTAGCATCGAGCACGAAATGATCGGGCGCGTAACGGTCGCAGCGTCGACTGCTGTGCCGTAGGTGGTTTCGAGGGCTGCCCCGACGAATGAGTTGCGTCCAAAGTAGGATGAGGTTGCCATGATGAATCACTCCGAAATAGGTCAGGACGTATGGGCAATCAGATTGTCCACGATAAGAGTAGCACGTTGGTCAAGAACACGAAGGGCACCGGCATCGTCAATCAGGCCGACGAAGATATTCAGAAGATAGATTCCCTTGTTCGGGCTGTACGTTGGATTGCCCGGCTTCAACAGCATCTTCACCATGTAGTTCTGGCCGATGGTGGTCAGGTTCGCCGTGGTCAATGTGGACGTCACGTCTGCACCACTGGCCGCTGTGATTTGCATTTGCACATACGCTATTTCTTCATAGCGCCGTGACCGGTTGGACGGTCGGGCTAGTTGGGCAACGCACGACCTCAGATCCCACCACACATGAATTTGGTCGCCGCTCGTTTTTCTGATGCGATGAGTTGGGTACGTCTGGTCCGGTGCGATGGCTCCGCACTTGATGATGGGCGACTGCGCATCTCCTGGGGCAGCAAGTTCAATCTTCATCGTCTGCATATTTGACGGGTTGATCGTGTTGTCGGCATTGGTCGAGGCTCCGCTATTGCCCCAATACAGGAATGCCCCCACCGACGCATTCTCGGCAGCCGACCCGATGGCCTGACTCACGTCGTAGCCGTCAACCTGAATCGCGCATGATTTGCTCGACACTGACGGCGTTCCATTGAATGCCCACGGGATGCCGGTCAACCCGTCGGCCTTCGTGATCCGCACGTCTCCAAAGTCGCTCTTGACGTTATCCCAAAACTTGCCCAGGGCGGCTGGAATGGTCACGGACCCGTCGATGGTGGCGTTGCCGCCAACGTTCGGGAACGTCAACGGAATGCGGTATTGCCAATCTTCATCAAACCACGCCATCAGGTCCCTCGCTTCTCGTTGTACTCAACAGATACTCGGAGCGTGGCAACACCGTATCCCGGGACCTGTATCGCCTCACCATCATACGCCGATGCGCTGATCTCCATGTCGTGAACATTCCCGTTCAGTGTGGGGTCGTTCTCCAACGCCCGCATCACGTCTGATTGTGCGTCGACTGCCCCCAGGAGAGCGTTTGACGCCGCTTCGGTAGTTCGGGGCACCCACACGTCCACCTGAACCACAAAGACCCGGGTGAAGCTGTTGAGTGGGGTTTTGCCCTTCACCCGCGATGAGTCCAGTGTAATCGGGAAGAGATAGATGCCCGGGGCTCGTGGTGCCACACCCGCCGGCTCCGTACCCAACGCCACGGCGTCGGTGGCGCTGAAATCATAGTTGTATGAACCAGAGCCATCGACCGCCGCCAGGTCGGTTTTCATTACCTCCAGAATCGACCGTTCGGTGCTACCCATTAGACCGTCAACTCCCCACGAAGCAGGCTACTCACTTCTGGAATCAACTTCGCTTCAACTTCATCTAGGCTTGGTTTGAGGAATGGTCTGGACGGTATTTGCACCTGACGGACCGATGCCCATTTGGCACCCGTCTTTCCCCCACGAGCCACGCCGACCGGGGTTGTCGCCCCTTTGCCGTATTGAAATCGAAGGTATGGTGCATTCTTGGCTTTGATTGTGAAGAAGGTACCCGGCACACCTTCCTGTTCGTGAACCTTGGCATATTTCACATCGTCACCACCACCACCTGCCGACAGTTTGATGGCGACGTATCCCTTCTTCTTCAGGGCTCGACCCGCGATGCTTGCCCTTAGATGGCCGGTCCTAACGTTGAGCACCATCTTGGCTCTGGCTTTGGCCCGGGTTTCAGCTTTGCCTGCATAATCAAGGGCAAGGATGTGCAGCTGGCGTAATAGGGCGCCGCTCGAGAGCCGAGCGAGATTGTCGCTCATTTCTCCGACGGTAATCTTGTTCGCCATCGGTCACCCCACCCAGACAGTAGCCAACCGGTATGGACGCAGCGCCTCTTTCACTTCAGGTAGAAGTTCAAGCGTTTTCAAGGCAACGGTTTGCCCGCCGCTCGACAGATTGGTTCGGCCGATGTGTGCGCGCGATTGATACCAGTGAGCCACCTGGAGGCATGCAGCATGCTTGATGGCGTTGGGCATCGTGCCACCTGAATATCCACCTGTGTACGTGACCTTGATGTGCCGACGACCAACCGACCATGCGGTGTCGGTGGCGTTGTAGTCGAGAATCACCCGACCTTCAATGCCGTACAACGTATAGTCATCAGATGAAATCAGGTCGGCACTGTCGGTGTAATCAAGGTCAGGATCGTCATAGACCGACGCGATAGCCGTGACTGGCTTCACGGTTAGTGCCAACTCACGTCCACCCGGACCATCGAGGTATTCAACGTAGGTGCCCGACTCGATACTCAACGCACCGCTTGACTGGTTCGGATACCCCATCACCGCTGATGCCAGCGCATCAAATCGACTAACCAGTGTGACCAGAAGAGTGTCGTCCGTGGAACCTGTCAGTGTCGGTATGTAAGCGCGAACCTCTGCCGCCGTAACGACCGCCATGATTCACCCCTCATCGACTGCTGCTGGCTCGTCCTTCTTGGGCTTACTGGTCTTGGTGGCCTTGCCAGCTTTACCAGCCTTGACCTCAACCAACCACGAAGGCAGTTCTTCACCCTCCGCGAGAGTGATGTCGCGTACCTTCCCAACGGACCAATGGCAGCCGGGTGGATAGGTGTTCGACTGAGTGGCTCGGACCTTCATTTCTTGGTTGCCTTCTTCTTTGGTGCAGCCTTCTTCTTGGCGGGTGGTTTCATTGCCCGGTCCACCTGTGGTTTCGCCACGGCTTCACCGACTGGTGCTCCTGGAGCAGAGGATGACTCAAAGTAACCCTCGAACACCGTCAATAGATACTCACTGGCCTCATTGGTCACCTCCCGCTTTTCACCGGGTTTCCAATGCTCCTGATGTACCGGGTGCCCACCGCCATATTCAGGCATGGGTGAGTCGGCACGGTGGAGTAGCCAAGGCATTAGACGCGGACCTTCGCAAAGGTTGCGATGACGTTGGCGGTCAGTGTGGCGGTGCCGGTCTTGGTAGCCACGAACTTCAAAACGTCGGTGCTTCCAAACTCAAGTGCAGAGCCGGCGGTGGTGGTCATCGTCAGCGACTGTTTCACCGCAGCGGCCAAGACGTTGCCGCTCGCGCTCGTATCATACGAGGTAGCGACGGTGTCGGACCCTTGGGTGACAGCGATAACGAACTTGTTTGAACCGTCCTCCGCAAGTGCGGCTGAAGGCACCAAGTCGATACTCTCCAACGTCCACTCGCCGGGCTGGCCGTGGCACAACCCAAATGTGACAGTTGCTGCTTCGTCCACGAAGGCCGTGACGGATACTCGTTCTGTGACTGACATGATTGATTCCTTCCTGGATTACAGGTTGAACATGAGGCGAATGTTCTTCTTCGTGCTGTTATCAACGGTGAAGAAGGTTTCTCTGACCGTGGCGACCATCTGGTGCGTGCCACGTGTGATGTCCTTGTCAACCTCAAGGGTCGTACCGCGAAGCTGACCAATCTTGAATCGGTCCCGGTTCACAATCATCATGCTCGAGGACGAACCGCCAGTTGTGTAAAGTCCCGTCGCGGGAAGGTCCGTCGACAGAAACTCGCTGACCACGATTGGCATTCCGTACACTTGGCCAAGCTGGCCAGATACAATTGTCGGCTGCGGGAATACGTCCATCGTCTGGACCTCATCCATGGCAAGCAACTTAGAAAAGTAGGCTTCAGGACTGGTGATGATGATGAGCGAGCCGTCGATGCCGTGAGGGCTATCAAGGGTCGCACGGTCCGCGAGAAGGGTTGCAGCGGTGAACGCCGCACGGTCCAACGTGTTCGTCACGTCATATGCACGTGCGCGCAATCCGAGCCATGCCCGGCGGTGGTCGGCTGTGCCGCCAAGACCAGTGGAACCCCATCGGCCGCGAATATCCCACGACGCCAGGGCGGTGTCTTGGTGAGTACCCGTGTCGCCGTTGATAATGGCATCTTCTTCACCGTCGACGATAGCTTGAAGCAGCTCGGCGCGGACGGTGGGAAGGACTGCGATGATGCTGTCCTCTTCCGCGTCATCCGACACCTGGGCGCGAACGGCGAAACCGGTTGCGGTGATGGTCCGTTGGTCCGTGACCATGCTGCTGCTTGTGTACTGTGCCGGGTCATCGGCGGTAGCGGCAGACTTGATGTACGGACGGAAGCCGGTCGTCAAGAATGGCAGAAGGGTAGTCTTGTTCGGGAGCGTCATCGTGTCGAATGCCGACGCAACCCGGCGAGCAGCCGTCAGGTTTCGCTCCAAGTCTGGAAGCATCTCTTCAGGAATCCACTCGGCGCCGATGTTCGTGTCAGCGGCGAAAATACGTTGGACCTCGACCGGTGCCTTGCGGGCAATCTCCTGCACTCTTGCGAGAGACTTCGGGGCGGTGCCTGTGGAAGAAAGAGTCTTGACGAGCGAATAGTCGTCGATTGACTTCTGCAGTTCTTCCTGCCAGTCACATACCGGCTTGTCACCCAACAGACCCGGCATGTACGCCTTGTCTCGAGTGGCCTCACCCTTCAAACGAACCGTGCCGTCAGGTCGGACGTACTTGTTCAATGCTGATTCGGTGCCAACCGTCCGGTTGCCAGCACGGTTTTCAAACTCCGCCTGCTTCTTTTGGATTTCAAGAAGGTCAGCGGTCTTTTTCTCCATGCCTTCGCGAAGGTCCCGGTTGGCATCCCTCAGCCGGATCTGTTCAGCACGAAGGTCATGCATCGCCTTCTGTGCGGCTTCAGGTGTGGAAAGGTCGAGCGCTTCAGTCAGGATAGGGTCAGACATGAGTGGTCTCCGTTGGTAGTCCTACGTTGGTAGGAATAGGGCATGGCAGTTTACTTGTCAAGCCCAAGCAATACGCCGAGGCCATTAGGTGGTTCTGTGGTGTTCTCGTCGTGGAGCACGGGAGTCAATACTGAACGAACGACGTCATCGTGCCCCAGGAGGTCGAGCACGGCTGACCGAACGCGGTCATTGAAATCTTTTTCTTCTTCGGGTCCACCCGGGTTGACCGTCTCATCGGGTGACATTTGCATGGCCTCATCATCCTCATCATCCTCATCACTCCACGCATCATCTTCTACTGTCGGTGGGGCTTGTTCGACCTTGGCGTAGGTAATGACATAGCCGGTGTCGGTCTCCTCCGCGTCGAGGATGTGACACGCCATATCAAACCCACGCAAAGCAAGTGATTCGGCGTTCGCAGGCACAGGCACGGCGCTGATTTCAAGAAGGCGGTTACCAGTGAAATACATGCCCTTTGCCCCGTGGGCTGGATGCTCGGTTGGCAGGCGGGCACGCTCAACGGCTTCCGTTGGCTGAAACCCCACACTCACGGCGCGGAGAAACCCGTTTCGATATTGTGATGCCACCGTCTGGGCGAGAGGGTTCGTTGGGTTGTCATCCCATTTGATAGTCGCGACCAGATTGCCGTTGGTCGGGTCGATTGTCAGGTTCTCGGTCCGACCCACGGGTGGGATGTCATACCGGTGACCGAACTGGACCACTGGATTCTCCATGTATGCGTCTAGCTTCCAATCGCTGGCAACGACGTCCGAATACCGGTCGGGGTTCGGTGTGCTGGCTACGACAGTGGTTGTGCCATTGGCTTTGGTCTGGGTTTCGACCGTGATTGCTCGTTTGACGGTATCGCTCATCTGATGATCCTCGGGGTGAATGTGCATCGGCAGTTGATGTTCAAACCAGCTTCGCCCGGTCCTTCAAACTGCCCAGGACCTTTGGCTTTCGCGTCTCCTGATTCCCAGAAACCATCGATACCGCGAACCACGTTGTTCAACTTCTTGTGAGCGGCACGGGCGCCGGGTTGCGCCTGCCACTTGAACTCAACACCCACACCAGCATCTGCCGCCTGTTGCTCCCATGCCGCGATGCCCCCAGCGTTGACGCTCTTGGTGGTTTCCGTTCTCGCTATGCGGAGAGCCCTGCTTGCGTCGAATGAATGGTTCTTCATTATCAGGGATTGCATTTCGCCGATGGTCCCACCCGCCGACAAAGCGTCCTGGACCACCTTGCGAATCGAGTTCTTGGTTTCTGGTGTGGTGTTTGTGACAAGGCTTGCCAGTTGTTCTTCAACCTCTTTGTCGAGGCGTGGCGGGTCCCACTCAAAGTCGCCGACCAGTTCTTGGGGCATGGACTCGTTGGCAACACGGATGGACCGCTTGAATGCGTCGGTGACCACACCTCGCATGGCGTCGCTCATGATCTTCCCCTCGGCATATTCTTGCACGAGTTGGTCAACCCAATCACCATCAACTTTGAGTACCGTATGTTCATCGCCGACGGCCTTCTTTGCCAGCACCTCGGGGAGCCGTTTCGCGATACGTGCGGCCAAACCTCGAAGGTATCGCAGCATAGCCATCTGCATTGCCCGTTCGGTCGGCGCATGAACTTCGTCGATGAAGGCACGCCAAACGGCTTCATGGTCATTCACCATAGACAACCAACGGGTGCCCGATGTCGGAATCAGGCTCTGCTCTTGTTCGTCCACCTCATCCGGTGAATCGACCGGCCCAACCGGTGCCTCTTGGTCGCCTGGAGTAAAGGGCAAATCGTCGAACCCTTCGTATGCTGCGGCATCAGCCAGTGGCACTCCAAGCATGGACCATGAGAGGACTCTCTGCAGACGTTCGCTTCGTGATTCTTGCAGACTGTCCACACCACTGAAATCATGCCGAACCGTGATGGTTTCGTCACCCCACATTCGAGCCAGCCGTGTCAGTTCAGCATCAATGAGAGCTGCACGGCCTTGCAAGCCTTCCCAATACCGCTTGCTTTGAGCGAGTGCGGTTGCATAGTTCGTATTCGGAAGGCCGACCCGGGCAGGTGGCACATCGAACGCGGCGAGCGTACTGGACCTGACGAAGTCGCGTACCTGCGAAAACTCCATCTCCCGGGGTGTGAATGACACCTTGTCAAACTGTGCCTGTCCACCCAGAATCAGGACCCCTGAACCGCCTGCCTTCATTTGGTTTTCGTAGGCGCTGCGGAGCGTCGTGATCTGCTCTTTGCTCCATCGGTCGCCATCTTCTTTCGGTGACAAGATGCCCGTGGGTTGACCCGTTGATGCAGTTCGTGCAGTCAACGCAGACTGTTTCATTTCAGTGGTCAAGTCATTGTGCAACGGTTGCACACAACCCGTACCCCATAGATTTGACGGGTCGTCGGACCAACTCGGTGACCGGATGTGCATCACCTGCTCGTGCGTGTAGCGCCTGGGCACACCTTCGCCACCATCATATTGATACATGTTCGGTTGACCGTCCGACAGTGGAGTGATTGACACTCGGGACGGATGCAACCGGATTAGGGTCAATGGCTCAATGGGCGTGCCTCCAATGAGGATGAACGCATTCCCGGTGAGTACGAGGTCGGTGTATAGCTGCCGACGAAACAGTGTCCCACCGACCCGGGTTGACGGTTGTTTGATTAGGTCAAGAAACGGGTGGTCATCCAGCACCTCGGCATCTGCACCCGACCCACGATGTACCGTGATTGGCACTTTACTCAGGTCGGTACTGATTGCCTGAACGCAGGCAAACGGCCATGGAAAGGCAGCGAGCGACGAGAGGGCTGACTTCGCGTCGTACCCTCCACGAAATGCCAAGTCCTCAACGAAATCCGCACCGGCACTGTGGTCAACCCGACCCTCGGGGTCCACCTCTACCAGATTGAGCACACGTAGAACTTTCAGGAACCACGAGTCTCGAATGGCTATCTTTGACGACACGCCTTCACGCTATCGCAGGCGGTCGCTCGTGTCTACTGGTGCCAGTGGCAAGGACCACACTCGAGACACAACTCTATCCGACGTTGAACGTGCTCGCGGCAAGGCTGGTGCAGATATATCGAACGGCATCCATGGCGTGGTCGTTACGTTTCAACGGCATGTCGGGCTCATCCCTCCGTGCCTGTGTGGTTGCCCAGGAATACGATTCAAACTCTTTGATGACAGGCTTCAGGCTGGGATGGTCATGGACCACCAAATGAGGACGACCATTAGCGTCAGGTGCCAAACGTTCACATACCCGGTTGATACCTGCCCTGACGGACCCCTTGCCCTTGCGGCTGGGTATCGTGTGAATGTCATATTCCCGTGCCAACGATAACCGTGAACCACGGTCCTCGCAGTCGGCGACAATCCACTGAGGCCACGTGTCACCGTTGATTTCGTCTATCTCCTGGGCGTGCTGTTTGAGTGTCCATTCACGTTGGTAGTGACACCTGAACAGGTGCAGTACATCATCTGCCGGGTCCAGTGCCACGACCAGATACACGAACGGGTTTCTGGTACCGAAATCTATGCCGCCATAGCGTTCCCACTCGGAAGGCGGGTCGAATGCAGGGACCACATGAACCTGACGGTCGAACGGATAGATTAGACCTTCCATGCTTGTCCAATCACCACGGGCACGTGCGGCCCGTTCGTGCGGACCATACCGCGCAAGCAGCGCCTTCAGATACTCCTGAGGGATGTGCGGATTGTCCATGCTGTGCAACGTGTAGAACAGACTGCGGGGCTCAGGCTCATTGATGAACTGCTCCCAGACCCACGTGCGACCCTTCAGTGGGGTCATGGTGAACACCGCCCGACCAGAACGGTCCACAAGCCGCATTCGAGCCTCGCTGAAGATTGGTTTGTCGTGCTCTTCGTCTAGCCAGAGAAAGTCCCAATCGGCGCCCTGAAACGCACGTGCCCGTTGGTCATTGGACTTGAACAGGATTGAACCACCACCCGGGAGGCGGGCAGTTGCCTCTCCGTGCCCGTGCTGGTTGCTCCATTTCGTCTCTCTGGGAAGGTACGTGATAATCTTTGGGCGCTGGATTCGGATGGACTCGTTGCCCGTCAACGAACTGCAACACACCATACCCGGCGCCTTCTGAATGCCGGATATGTCCAACCCGTTGATGCGTGCCCAGGACTGAATTGCGGGATGGTCGCGACCCATGGCATAGGCAACTGCCAGCTGCGCGCCCGCCTCCGTTTTGCCGCTACGGTTACCACCGACAAGAACCGAGGTGAGCAGGTCCGGTGTGATGGCTGCTTGAACCGCATCCCGTTGGCTGGTTTTCGTCGGCTCTTCATTATGCCAAAGCATAGCCGCAGCCATCGGGTAGTCCGTGACCAAGCGGACCACCGCCTTGAATATCTTATGCGACTTCACCACGTCCGGGCGTGCAGCCATCACGCCGTCCAAGACGCCCAGCAGTTCGGTGTCTCGTACACCACAACACCGACCACCTCACCCGGCATATCGGACAGCACACCGGTCATCACCTCACCAATCATTTGAGCGATGTTCTCAGCCGTGGGTTGACCCAAATGTTCGGGCATAACGAATACCCGGTGCCCCAGGTCGCGGAGCAATGCACCTACCTCATCGGCGGGGTGTGCCATGTACGCATGGTCAAGTTTGCCATCAATGAACTTGGCTAACTCAGTTTTCAATATGCCAAAGTCTATGACCATGCCGGTGTCAGGTGTGGCGGGTAGGGCAAAGGTCACCTCGGTCTTGTACCTGTGCCCGTGGGCATGTTTGCACTGTCCTCCATGGACCGTGACGCGATGGCCCGCATCCCACTCATATGAACGTGTGACCTTCATGGTGCCCCCCTCATGGCCGCGTCCAAAGAGGGCACCGAAAGGTCATCCACCCGGACGTCGGCAGGGGGCTTACCCATGAGTAGCCCGTCGTACGAAATCCGATGGCGTGCCAACCACTGTTCAGTCACGGCACGGTCGCGTTCTGGACGGCTGGTGTGCAGTATGATCCATGTCGCGTTTGACAGTTCACTCAACATCGGCGACACGGACGGTCGAGGGGTTCGGTTCTCGTAGTCGTGACCGTTTACCTCTTCGGTCAGTACCCCGTCGATGTCAACGGCGACCAGGCCGCCCCACCTTCTTGCGGCTGTGAGGGTAGCCCACTGACGGCGAGGACCGTATTCATGCAGCTTGTGGAGGTACCCTTTCGTGACCTCATCGCTCGGTACGAATGGGCTACCACCCGCACATTCAAGTGCTACTGCCAACCTGAAACACGCAGGACACGCCTTGCAATGGGTCCCGTCGTTATTGACATAGCAACTGTACGTACTCGACAGCCGCTCGAGGGTGCCGCCTGATTCAACGTATTCCATGGCCAGTTCAGCTTTCGTCAGGTTGAAATATGGACTGTGAACCACCACACCGAAGCCACACTGGTCGGTCAGTATTCGGCTCATGTCAATGAACGCCTGTGGTGTTTTGTCGTCACAGTTGTCATCGGCCAACCCGGCAATCAGAATCTCCGTTGCCCCCTGCATGGCCGCGAGCGTTGCAAACATCAGGTTTCGGGCGGGCACGTAGATTTGCTCGTGCTCCTGGAGGCACCGTTCCACGATGATTTCAGAAAACTGGTCACCGAACAGTCGCTGAACGGCCAACCGTTCTGCTTGTGCATAGGGTTGCCCATAGTCAATGAACAACCGTTCAGCGTCTGGGTTCTGGTCTGCAAGAATGGTGCTGTCCATTCCACCACTGACCAAAACGCAACGCTTGTCTCGAGTGTGGTCCTTGCCGTTCGTTGTCATAGCATAGCCTCCAATAGTGCCATTTCTTTTCTCCACCTTGTTTTCACCCTTTGCTCCATTCGGAGGTGCCAGTCGACCTCGGGCCGAAGCTGATGTGCTTGGCTTTTGTTGGACCTGACCGGCAGTCGACGGAAGCCGACCTCTCCACCATTGTAGTTGCCACCGACACGCCAGACCCCATATGCAGCCGGGCCGAGTTGCCACGACGACGAATCGACACTGTGGAACGGAAACCGCATCATCAACCATTCCTCGCTCAACCCGAGGCCGTGCATGGGCTTCGGCCATACCCTCGCGAATACCTGTTCGTAGAACTGAACTTTTGCCTTCCTACCTTGCAGCGACCCGACGACCCCACCGATAGCGATTTTCGGGTAGTCCTTGGCAAGTCCGACCAAGACATCCCACGGGTCCTCTAAGTGATAGACCGGTATTGCTGGGACACCTTGTGCCCACATCTTCTCGGTGTTCTTCCGGCTGCCTCTCCAGGAGCCGATGACGTCGAGTGCCATAACCTCGGTCAGCTTCTCGTCGGTTGATAGCCCACGTTTGCAGTAGTCAATGTATTCATCAAGGTCGATTTGGGCGCCGCTGTTGAATGCGCTGAATGCACCACTGTCGAGAGTCCAATCGCGATAGCAATATCTACCGCGCTCGCGTTCCCATGCCTTGATGTAGTGGTAGCTAGCCAGAAGCGCTGGACCATCAGACCCGTCATCTCTCGGTCCCAAGCCAAGGGCAAGCCCTGCTGGTGGTCCAACACCAGCCACGAGTCTAAGGGTAGTCATTTCGTGTCTCGAGTGTGGTCCTTGCCATTGTCATCCTGCCATTCAATGAGGGCCATACTCAAAGCCTCACCCTCTGACATGGTGAAATCCCCTTGTCGCTCCCTCACCTGGAGCACGACCGAACGGGCTACTTTCAGTTGGTCAGGGTCAAGTTTGATTTGGGCCGCCTTGTCGGACGGGTCGAACGGCTCAACGCTTGGGTCGATTGCTGGAGGTGTCCAGTCGGCGCTGAGTAGCAGCTCAAGTTCTGTTTCATTCCAACCCAACGACGTGACAGGCAAATCAGGGTCGCCGAGTTGTGAGATTTCATCCAGTTGCCCGCACAGGGTTTCGAGATTCCACAACGCCAGTTCAGCAGTCCGGTTGTCGGCCAAAGCGTATGCCATGGCGCGCGGGTCGTCGTCATCCACAACAACAGCAGCGATGTGGGTCCAGCCCAGGTCGAGGGCAGCGGTGACCCTTGCGTTACCGGCTATCACCTTCATGCCCTCACGTTGAACCACCACCACCTGCCGTTGACCGAACCGGGACAGGCTTTCTTTCAGTGCCGCCATGTTCTGTGTGGGGTGCTGACGTGCGTTGTTCGGGTCAAGCGTGAGTTTCGCCAGTGGCATAGCCAACGGTTTCAACCCTTTGATTATCGTGTCCATTTCTTGTCTCCTGTGTGGTCCTTGCCACCTGTTACGAGTGTGGTCCTTGCCACGCCCCTATTCTCCGCAGAGGTTCCAAAACTCAGACCTCACGTGCCCATCTCGGAAGCAGCCGAGAAGAACTTCAGTTGCCATCACTCCCGCCTTGCGTACACCCCGACAAACCATGCACTGATGCACGGACCTGACACGGACCCCTACGCCGCTGGCTTGTGTTGCCTGTTCAAGCATCACCGCTATCTCACTGGTCAACCGTTCTTGGAGTTGCAATCGACGTGCATACACGTCAACAAGCCTTGCCAGTTTAGATAGGCCGACCACCTTGCCAACGGGGTTCGGTATGTACCCGACGTCAGCCGTGCCGATGAACGGCAACAGGTGGTGTTCGCACGTACTGGTGAACGGTATGCCCGACAGTACCACCATGCCGTCATATTCTTGGTCGAACCCGTCCGCACCATCGGTGCATTTCATTACCTGAATCGGGTCCTGCTCATACCCCGATAGCATCTCGACCCAACTACGCGCGACCCGGTCAGGGGTTCCACGTAGCCCATCACTCTCCGGGTCTTGCCCCAGGCCGACCAGTAACTCACGGACAGCCCACTCAATACGCCGCTTCTTCATTCCAACCCCACCATCTTGTGCGTCTGAAAGCTGACCCGCCAACCCAACACCGATGCCTTCTCGATGCATTCGCTGAGTTGGGTTGACCCGGGTACGGCTTCCCCCGAATCACGTGGTTGCAGATACTTGTCCTGAAATGACCACTCATCCATCTCTTTGAGCGGCAAGGTAGTAGGCCAAACGACTTTCAACACATCGCCTCGACGCTGTGAAATATGGTCCACCGTTGTAGGGTCCGACCGAATGGCTTTAGGGCTGACTGTGATGTGTACCGGTTGGTCAAAGTCGGCCTGAATCATGCCGTTGGTTTCGATTGATACATCGTATCCGGCCAAGAACAGCAACCTCACGAACAGTTTGCCGGCAGGTTTCCGCAGCTGAAGCATCGGCTCACCGCCGGTAATCACGACAAGGGGGCATGCCATACCCGTTGCACATTTGCCTATTTCTTCGAGCACCTGGGGCAAGGGTACAGCCTGTCCTCGACTGAACTGCGTGTCACACCACGCCGCACAATCGCCCCGACCGGTATCGCGGGTGTCCTCCGTGCCTACCCATAGATTGCACCCGGCGAGCCTCACGAACACGGCAGGAGTACCCGCCAACGACCCCTCTCCCTGCACGGTAGAGAACACCTTGACGACATACAAACATGGCCCGGTTTCTGGTTGGTCCATCACTCTTCACCTCCGGCAGATTCATAGGCTGCCTCGATTAGCTGTTTCGGTTCCATGCCGAGAAGCGAGCCGAGCATAGGAAGCCCAGCGACGACCTCGAGTGCCATTTGTGCGGGGTCGCCGATTGCCACGTCGACCTCTACCCGGGTGGGGTCGGCAAGCCCCAGGACCTCGACCTCTAGCCTGAACAGGTTGACCGCTTGGGCTACCAGCCGCGAGTCTCCCTTCTGGTCACGTAGGCCAACCTGCACGCACCGAGCCCTCACCCCACGCATCTCTTCAAGCACCCGGGCACGTTCAAGTCCAGTGTCGCACTCACCGTGCTGCTTCTTCCATGCCTCAAGAACTGCGGCACGGTCCCTCAGTATCTGGCGAACCGATACGGCCCAACGACCGGCAAGACCTTGTGCTACCTGCCTTGACCACTGGCCACTGGCAAGAGCGGACTCGACCTCATGTCGTCGCTCCTCGACCTGCTCCTGTGTGTGCTTTCTTCCTGCCATGATTCCCGCGCGCGTGATGACATTGATATGTCACTCTTTACCCAATGTCAAACGGTCATGATTCATCATGGGTAAGCCCCGACCTTGATGACCGGCGGGAACCCGACATGCCGTGGGTATGGTCATCAAGGCGGGGAGACTGCATTTCAATCGTGCATCTCACACATTCTATGCTCAGTGGTGACCCGGTTTGATGGAACGGTACCCACTGACCACACATTGTCTCGAACAACCACACACCTGACGGGTCAAGCCTTCGATTCTCTCCGTTCGTCCGGTGTTTCATTTGTTGTCTCGAGTGTGGTCCTTGCCACTATCTGATTTATCACATTCCCGATTGCCTGAGCCACGGGTGGGCACACCGCATTGCCTAAGCATCTAAGTCGGTCCACCCGGTGGGGAACCCCATCAGCCACTCTACGAATGTCGGGCTCAGTGGTCCACCGACTACCGCGTTCAGCGGCAGACTGTGCCGCCTGTATTGCGAGGGTCCACCGTTGTTCTGCGAATCCTGAACTGTCGGCGTGGGATACATCGGACCGGTATGCGACGATGAACATTCGGTCACGTTGGTGAGGGGCGCCGATGGTTTGAGCGGGTACGCAATCCCACGTTGAATCATACCCGAGCGAGGCCAGATCCCCGAGTACGGTTCCCAGCCCCCGAGTACGGAGCGCTGACACGTTCTCCACGACCACGAATCGCGGCCTGGGGTCAATCTCGCGAATGACGCGGGCAAACTCGAACCACAACCCGGACCTTTCTCCATCGAGACCGGCTTGCTTCCCGGCGTGGCTGATGTCCTGACATGGGAACCCTCCGCAAATGATGTCGACTGATTCGAGATTGTGGGCTCCGACTTCTTTGACATTTTCATATCTCCATGCGCGCGGCCAATGCCGAGCAAGAACTTGACGTGCATACGGGTCTTTTTCTACTTGCCACACGGTATGGGCACCCGGGATTGCCTGCTCTAAGCCCAACTCAAGACCGCCGATTCCGCTGAACAGACTTCCGATTCTCATGGCTGCC